GACATCAGACAATGTGCAGAAACGCATTGACGCTCTTGCTGCTGGTGCATTGGACAAGCTAGAAGACTTAGTTGATGATGAAGATACAAGACCAGCAACTAAGTCACGCATACTCATGAACATGCTTGATCGTGGTGGCTTCTCACCTAAGCAGGTGCTTGAACACCGCCACTCACTAGAGGGTGGCCTAACGATCAGACACATTAGAGAAGTAGCACAACCAAAGACTATGCCTAGTATTGACGTTGATGCTAAAGACATAACATCAGTTGTAGTCAAGGAGAAGTAGCATGGCACGTGTTCCTAACAAAGACGGCCAAGGCATCATCGCCAACGGTGCATACGGTGTAGTTGATCCTAGCTACGACTACCCAACAGCATTCGCCAGTGGTGTACCTAGTACACTTGGCTATAGTGGTGAGATGCGCGTTGATACAGCTACAGGTTCTATCTATCGCTTCCTTGGCCCCGGTGCTACGAATTGGGCCGAAACAAACATACGCTAATGCGTATACTCAGTATACTAGTACTAGTAGTAGTGTTGAGTGGTTGTCACCACGTGCCTGAGCGTTTCTATACACGTGCTGACGTAGACGCTATCAACGCTGAGATAGCATGTCGTAACCTAGCTCGCAACTTGTTACAGATAGAGAAGTGCAGCATCAGGAGATAACTACAATGGCTTTAGGTGAAGATCGCGTGCGCGTGTCGTTCAATCCTAGCAGCAACAACTTGGTTGATCAGATCAAGGCTGCAACTGCTGAGTTGATTAACACATGCAACGCGCAGAACGACACACACGATGACCCTGAAGAGGGCCGCTTGTGGTCACTCGCAATGACGCACTATGAGACTGCTGCAATGTGGGCAGTGAAGGCTGCTACTACGGAGAAGTGATATGTCCATAGGTCTGCTGTTCTGGGTACTCATGGTGCTGTGGTTCTTCTCATGGATCACTAACACCTACTCGCCGGGTCAATTCCCGTGGGCCATTCATGCAAGCAACCTGTTGTTCTTCGTGTTGCTGTTCTTGCTAGGCTGGCACGCATTCGGCTTCGTCATACATGCCTAGAGTACGTACAGTTAACGTAGCTGAACGACCTGAGTTGTTGCTAAAGGAAGGCAGCTTACAAGATCGCTTTCTACGTTCAACTGCTAAGGTGCAGATATACGGTGGGGGGTTCGGCAATGGAAAGACTACAGCAGCCGTCATTAAAGCCCTGCAACTTGCCGACCTCTACCCCAATTCAACTGGACTTATTTCACGCTCAACATATCCTAAACTCAATGACACCATCAGAAAGGAGTTCCTCAAGTGGTGTCCTCCTAAGTGGATCGTGTCCTTTTCTACAGGGCAAAACGGGGATAACATTTGTCACCTTAAGAACGGTACGACTGTTTACTTTAGATACATCGCACAACAGGGTACTAAAACAGAGAGCAGTAGTTCTAACCTTCTGTCTGCAACATTTGATTGGGTCATTGTTGACCAAGTGGAAGACCCTGAGATCACACACAAAGACTTCTTAGACTTGTTTGGTAGGTTGCGTGGTCGTGCTAGATATGTAGGTGAAGATGTTAAGATGCCTGTCACTGGTCCGCGGTGGATGATGCTCACATGCAACCCAACAGGTAATTGGGTATACACGAAGTTAGTACGCCCACTGGTGCAGTACAAAGCATCAGGTTACATCACTGATGACTTAATCTGTATGCGTGATGTTGATCGCAACCCTGTGTTAGGTGAAGATGGCAAGCCGCAGTTGTTGATTGAAGTCATAGAAGGCAGCACCTATGAACTGCGCCACGTGCATGAGGCTGAAGGCGGCGACTTCATTCAAACACTCGAAACAATGTATCAGGGTCAACAACGTGATCGCTTCCTATTGGGTAAGTGGGTTGCATACGAGGGTCTTGTCTATCCTCAATTTGACTCATCCGTGCACTTGCTTCACGAGGGAGACATACGCTGTGCGCTTGATGCGTACATCGAAACCCACTATCAACCTAATTGGATCGAAGCCTACGACTACGGCCAAGCGCAACCTAGTTGTTATACGCTTGCGTTCGTCACGCCAGAGAAGCATGTCATCATCTGCGACGGCTTCTACCAGAAAGAGATGAGCTTAGATGAGCAGATAGCGCGTATACGCAGTATACGTAATCAGTGGGGCTTCTCACCTGATGAGATACACAAGATCACCGCTGATCCTAGCATCTTCGGTCGTCGCACTGTTAATAAGCGCACCGTTGGTAAAACCATTGCGGATATGTTCAAAGAAGACAACATTGCAATGAAGCGTGGTAACAATGACATCAACAACGGGGTTGTTAAAGTTGGTAGCTATCTTAACATCAATCGCACTCTGCTTCACCCCATCAAGCGTACTGCTGGATCACCTCGCCTATTTGTCAACGCCAAGCTGGATTGGTGGACAGATGAAATTGCTGGTTACTACTGGCAACAATCAACGTCTGGTGAACGCATTGACAAGCCGATAGATCGCAACGATCACGCAATGGACAATGTGAAGTATCTGTTGGGTGAGATGCCTGACATTGGTAAGTACCAGATTGCAGCAGAACAGCGTGTGCCATCGTGGATGCTATGGCAAGAACGTGACAAGGGCATAGAGAACCCACGAGGACATAGATATGGCTGAGTATGACCCACAAGAACCGCCAGCATCCGCTGCACCTGCCACTGACACTGATGGTGCTGCTTTCAATTCATATGAAGGCATCATGGCACCTGATGCACCTGTGCAGAATGATCAACCTGTCTATCGTGTGATAGGTGAGAGCAAGATACCTGTTAGTAAGCATCGTGGCCCATTGTGGCGTTCGCGCTATGATCAGGGTAAGGCAGCGATGAGTAAGCAGCTTGATGCATGGAATGAAGCATACCGCTACTACCGTCATGATCACACGCGCCAAGGTGCGAGTAGCCGTCATGAGGAAGACAACACTACCGCTGGAAAGCCTCTCGCTGGAACTTTCGATAGCACTGAGAACATTGTATTCGCCAATGTTAGCGCACTTGTGCCTCTGTTGTTCACTAAGAACCCTGATGCTGAGTTCACGTGTGAAGACAAAGCGGACCAAGACAAAGCGCGTGTAGTTGAGAAGCTAGTCAATGTGCTAGCTAGCAAGAAGACATCACCCGGCCTTAATCTCAAGCGCAAGGTCAAGCGTAATATAGTAAGCACCACACTATGCAATGTTGGCTGGTTTGAAGTCGGCTACACGCTGCGTGAACAGAGCAGCGATGCAGCGTTGGAAGAGATTAAGAAGCTGAGCTACGAGCTAGAGCAAGCTAAGTCACAGAAGGAGATTAAAGAGACTGAAGGTAAGTTGTTAGCATTAGAGCAAACGATTGACATGCTCACACCCTCTGGTCCGTGGGTGAAGGTGCGTAGACCTGATCAAGTCATTGTTGATCCTACATCTACCGACCTAGACCTCAGTGAACCATGCAATTGGGTGATGATTGAAGACCTCATGTACACATCATTACTGCGTGCTCGCTATGGGAGAAAGAAGCCTGATAGCGATGAATGGGAAAGTGTATTCTCACCTAGCAATGTTATCAAAGCTGGAGTATCACCAGATCAAGGTGAGCGTGGTCAGACGGACAACTTCCAACTGTTTAGTTATAGTACAAGCGAGTTCTCCAAGTACGGCTACGCAGATCAAAACTCATTCTTAGCAGCGCAGATGACAAAGGTGGTCTATGTTTGGGACAAAGTATCGCGCCGCGTTGAACTGTACAACTGCAATGACTGGTGTTATCCCATGTGGGTCTGGGATGATCCTTACAGCGTTGATCAGTTCTTCACTGTCGTTCCGATGGAGTTTCATACTGACCCAATTACAATGTATGCAAAGGGTGAAGTCACCTACTACCTCGACCAGCAAGATGATGTAAACATCATCAACAATGAATGGGCCAAAGTACGCAAGTTCGCTAGTGGTAAGGTGGTGTTTGACAAGAACTCATTCAAAGATGCATCACTGCTTGAGTCGCTCATCAACGGCACAATGGATAGCAACGTCATTGGTGTTGACTTGCCAGAGGGCAAGAAGGTGAGTGATGTGTTAGGACCACTGTTGCCACCATCTGCTGATGTGATGAAGTTCTTTGACAAGAAGCCTGTACTCGAAGCCATTGATCGCTTGTCAGGTGTAGCATCAGTGCAGCGCGGCGTTGAATACAAGACCAATACGACCAACAAAGCTATCGAGTCGTATGAGAGTCAGATGCAGACACGCGCTGACGAGAAGATGGATGCTATCGAGGATAGCGTTGGCACCGTCATGTGGCTTGTAGCACAGATGGTGATGCAGTTCATGAACAAAGACGAAGTAGCTACATTACTAGGAGATGAACTTGCAGCTAATTGGGAACAAACGGATGCAACAACTATACGCCGTCTGTTCACTCCGCGTGTTGTCGGCGGTTCTACGCTTAAGCCTACGTCTAGAGCGAAGAAGGAACAAGCCCTCCAGATTAGTCAAATCATTGGTCAGTTTACACGCGCAACACCTATTGCGGCTGTTGTCGCTCTCAAGGTATTAAGTCAAGCATTCGACAACATCACAGTCAGTAAGGAAGACTGGGAACTCATATACAAAGGCATAATCAAAGAGACAAGCGGTCCATCACGTGAAGAGGCACAAGCTGAACAAGCTAATCAGCAAGGTGAACAGCAGGGTGCAGACCGCAAACAGCAGATGGTCATCGAAGCGATGAAGGCACGCGCACAAGCACAAGGTGGCGCACAACAGGCACCGGGAGGTGGTGGCGGCCCCGGTGGTGCTGGTGGGCCACAGATTGACGACATAGCATCAATTGTGCAACAAGTAGCAGGGCTTATCGACGGTATGCCACCGCAAATCAAGCAACAGCTTGGAATGCAGCTTGCACGTGGTCGTAGTGTAGCTGAAATAGCTACTGAGATGATACAACAGATGCAGCGCGGTGCAGCCGCTTAGTAGGAGGCTTGAATGGCCGAAGAGAAAGACTTGATGAGTGCCGTAGGCGACAGCTTCGGCATCAAAGACACGCCACAAGAGCAGCCACAGGGTGATGACGGTGGTGACGGAGGACAACAGGACCAACCAATATCACATCCACAAGGTGTGGAAGGTGGTGAAGGTGGGCAACAGGGTAGTGAAGGTGGTGAAGGTCGCACGGAAACAGGTAGCGACAGGCACACGCCTACAGGTAGAGTCAAAGACGATCAACTATTCCCTGATAAACCACGTAAAGGTCCACGTGGTGAGCTACTTGGCAAGAATGGCGAGATCATTGCGTCTACAAGACGTGAAAAGCAGCTAGCATATAACCTAAATCGTGCTCAGTATGCTGCAAATCAGTCCGCGCGTGACTTGAGGAAGATGCAACAGCACTTCCAGCAGTATCAAGCACTCGACGGCATCATGAAACAGAACAACATCTCACCGCAGATGGCTCATGAAGCCATACAACTGCGTGCGATGGCTGAAAAAGACCCAATTCTTGCAGTGCGTGACGTAGTTGCGCGTGTTTTAGCTACCGGCGTGACTATGGAACAGCTATTTGGTCAAGATGCTGTACCTGAAATCAGCGCACGTGTGATTACCAACGAACTTGACCGCAGATTAGGTCCACTAGAGCAACAAACACGCGCAAGACAGAACCAAGCGCGTATTGAAGAGACTGCACAAGTGCAAATGGAGCAATTTGTGCAGCAACACCCACATGCTGAAACGCATGGTGTGGAAATCAGCAACTTAGTTGCTAATCATCAACTCTCGCCAGAGCGAGCGTACTTCGAGCTACGTAGTTGGGTAGAACGTCGTGGTTTTGACTTCACATCACCACTAAAGCCGCAGATCGAGGCAGCTATGAAGCGCCAACAGGGTGGAGGTCGCAGACAGACCACACCGGGTGATACTCGCGGCATTGCACCGAATGGTGGCGTACCAACTCAGTCTACAAACAGTCAGCGCGGAGACTTACGCAGCAATACACCTTGGCGTGACATTGCGTCGGCTGTCTTCACAGAGTTGAACAGCAAATAGACGAGACACATAGATGCCTGTACTTCAAAACGTGCTTGCGACTACAATTGAGCGTAGTCGTAAGAAGCTCATCGTCGCAGCCATGCAATCAAACGCATTGATGGCATGGTGCTTCGCACGTGACCGCATTGAGAACGAAAGCAGCGGTTACAACATCACTAACCCACTGTTGACTGGTCGCAATCCGACAGTGGGCAGCTATAGCTACTACGACTCTCTCCCCGTAGTGCAAACACAAGAGTTCATCAAACTTGAATATCGTTGGAGCCGTATTGCTGGTACTGTTATCATCAGCAATCAGGAAGAAGACGAGAACAAGGGTGAACAAGCAGCAGTCAAGCTGTTGCAAGGTAAGCTCGAAGCCCTTGAGATGTCAATCAAGGAGAAGTTCAGTGTCTACCTCTACGGTCTTGGGGGAGGCAATGATCCGAATGGTCTTGCCCTACTCGTACCTGACGATCCTACCACTGGATCGCTCGCTGGTGTTGATCGTGCTGCGGAAGTGCAGTGGAGAAGCAGCAGCTACGACTTCGCTGGTACTCTTAACGCGACAAATATCGAGGAAGCCTACGATGATGTCCTGTTGGACCTCAAGCAGGGTACGGAACGTCCGAAGGTTATCATTACTGGACGTAATCAGTATCGCTTGTATCGTGCTGCCGTGCGTAGCAAACTTACTATACCGCTCAATAACACAGGCGCGGGTAAGCGCATGATGGACTTGGGCTTTGATGGTATTAGTCACAACGGCGTGCCGATCATCTATGATGAAAGCTGCCCTGTTGATCGCAGCTACTTCCTCAACGACACCTACCTTCGCCTTCACATCCTCGGTGACAACAACATGAAGAATGTTGACCTCACTGCACCGTGGACGATTGACGGCTACGGACAGCGCGTTATCACTCAGTGCCAGTTCTGCACGTGGAAGCAGTATCGCACTCACGCAGTAGTCAACGACTAGCAACGGTATACTGAGTATACCACAGGAGCGTACAATGGCTGAACAGCCCACAGCAAGTGTTAGCTTCGAGAACCGACCCATGCAAGCACTCAGCATGGATCAGAAGCAGAAGATCATACCTGCTTACACCATAGAGCCAATGCAGCGTAAGACTGTCGTTAATCGCACAGTCAAAGATGAGATTGGCTTCCGTGTTGTACCTACTGAGGTAGTAGTGGATGGATACATGGTTCGCACACTGCGTGGCGATAGCGTGTTTCTCACCCATGAAGACCTTGTACGCATGAAGCTGGATCGTAACCTAGTGCCGCTGCTTCTTGAAGGTGGCGATGATACACCAATGGGAATGCAGAATGCTAATGCTGCAATCTCGACGAAACAGAAACAAGCTCTTGACACTCTCACTAAGCTGCTTGAAAACGATCCTAACATTGTTGACAAGCTGCTTGCTAGTGTGAATGTCGCAACGCAAGAGGACTAATTAACATGGCGGTACAAGTCGCTATCCCCGGTATGCGCCGCGTCAATCACCGCGTAGATCAATGCATGTACGCGGCAGATGTCGGCGTTGATGGACTTACTACAGTTGACATTCCTGCATGTGCAGCAGCCGGTAACACGTTGCTTGCTAACGCTATCGTGTTAGCTGCGGCTGGCAATGTTGTGCCTACAGGATTGCAGACTGAGTTCTTGATGGGTCGTTATGGTCGTAACGTCACTGTGCTTGGTCTTGCCGGTGCTACAGGCAATGCCACGCTGGTGGGTTATGACTATCTCGGTCAACCTGTGAGGGAGACATTCGGTCTTGCTGGTGCTACTCCTGTCATCGGCAAGAAGATGTTCAAGGATGTTGCATATCTTGCAGCACCTATGGCATCGACTTACAGCATCGGTGTTGGTGCTATCTTCGGTGTGCCTTACAAAGTACTGCACACTTCGCTGCTCGGTGAGTTGACAAGCGATGTGACAGCGGGAGCGGGTGCGCTTGCTGCTGGTGTCAACGTGCAGACACTCCTCAGTGCCGATCCACGCGGTACGTATACGCCAGCAGCGGCACCTGATGGTGTACGATGGTATCGCTTCTCATGCTTCGTTGATCGAAGCAACTTGCATGGTTCTGCACACGTTATTGTGTAACGGAGGATACAATGGCTGACAAGAAAGAGCATGAGTATCAACCACCTCATGCAGCACAGACACCAGCAGTAGCACCAGCGAAGCCTAAGAAGCTGCGTACTACATTCGGTGATAAGAAGATCGTAGCTACTCGATCATCTCGACAAGGTGATGACGGTTATCAGTTGAGTACAGTTGATACTCAAGTGACACTCATCTTTGAAGATGGCAGTGAGAGGGTCGTTAAAGACAGCGACCTGTACGAGCCGCAGTAGTTGTTTAGCTATTAGCCTCCCTCGTAGCTAGACACGAGACAGCCTGCATGGCTTACACTGTGCAGGCTGTTTTTGCTCATGACAGGAGCGTGCGATGGTGCTATTCGGTGAAGTTGTCACTAAGGTGCTACAGCGTTTGTCATTAGTTGAAGGGTTGGATGCACAGATATACGCTGAGCCACGCATTCAGTTAGCAATACAGCACAAGTTCGATTTGATCTTTAGAGAGTATTGGATACCTGAGTATACAACGATACAAGAAGAGCATGTGCTTGATGGTATCACTGGTCAGATTGTTACCACACTAGAAAACAAGGTAGCAGATTGGCGTGACATTCACAGTATATTCAGTGAACACGCTCGTAGACCATTACCACTTGCACCAATGACAATGCGTAATGACAACATTCATTACATGAGCATTCGACAGAATGCAACAGATAGAGTTAGGTGGTTTAAGATACTGCCAGTGGATACGACAGGCAAGGTATACATCACGTATCGCACCAAGCCAGCAGACTTTCAGCAAGACAGCGATGTGATATACATGGACATACAGCTACTCATACTTGGTAGCTGTTGGGATGTGTTAGAAGATGACGGCACCAATCCCGGTGCAAGCGACAAGTTCCGTTCGCTGTTTCAAGATGCATTAGGTCAGTTCAATAGACAGCAGTTTAACATACCGCATGATTTGATGTTGGCATCACGCTCAACTGTTAGTAGGTGGACCTAATGGTGCAGATGGTTAGCAGGGCGCTTAAGCCACTCGGTAGACCTAAGCAGAAGCGACCAACTAGCAAGCTACAGAATACCACTGTGCGTGACTTCGGTGGTGGGCTGAACGTCGTTGACAGCGAGCAGAACTTGACTAGTAAGTTCTCACCTGTGTTCGACAACATGGTGACATATACTGATAGGCGCGTAGGGCCACGTTATGGCTATGAGATGTGGTTGAAGTTGAAGACTGGCACCACCGCTAGTATGTCAGTAAGCATAAGCATCGGTACAACAGCAGAGTCACGCTACGTCATCGTCAATCACCCACTACATGGGCTTACTCTTACTACTCCTACCAATCCTACAATCGAACACGTGACTATCAGTGGTTGGGACATCACCTACAACGGTGTCACACCGGCAATGATGAACCGCACTCATAGTGTATACAAGGTATTTGACGCTAACTCATACCAGATATTCCTCACTAACTCTGCAACACTATCAGGTACTAGCCCTAACGAGTCAGTCACAGTAGTACGTGATAACCACCTATTGGGTGGTGAACCTATAGAGTGCAAGTACTTCTCCAACTACGTCATCTTGTGGACAAGCGTTGGTGAGATCATACGCATTGATCGTAACAAGATCGCACAGCGTATATGGAGTGCGTCAATTGCAATGACGCTACCTGACAACTCGCAGCCGTGGTCAGCTACAGAGTTGGTAGCTAGTGACATATTCCGTAAAGACTTAATCTGTAGCAACGGTAGAGATAAGCCGTTGAAGATTGACTTCACACAGACTGATGGCAATTGGGTTAGGTATCTAAGTGATACAGATGGCAGCTTCGAGATACCAGCGTTCGATGCGTGTAAGTCAGCATTCAGGTACTTCACAGTGCATGACACCGATCCACGTGAGTTGCCTGAGCATCTAACAGAGATACGCATATCAGCTCAAGATACTGCTGTAGTATACAGTGGTTCATCTGCACCTAACGATGCAGTTGACATTGACATGAGTGCTATCATTGCAAGCCCTGAACAAGCCGTGCGTGGCTTTGCAATCATCAAGGATGCACTGCTGGTCATCACACCGAACGCAACAACGATGATGAAGTACGGTGCGAAGACTGAGGCTACGTTACCAGTGCATGATCCTGCACCTGTTGATACGCTGACTGGCTTCGGCACCAATGCACCGCGGACTATCGTTGAGATAGGCAGCGATATGTTCATGATTGACTTCAACGGTGTTCCATCAGCTAAGCTATCAACGCTGAGCAACAACATCGTGCCTGAGCGTGTTAGCAACTACATCGAAACGATGCTATCGCAGCACATTGGTAGGTTGCGGAAGGAGACAATGCGACTACACGCATTTGGCTTCTTTGATGCTAAGAATAAGACTGTGCACTTCTATCTGCCTAAGTACGACTTGAACGATATGCGTGATTTGACTGCTGATCCACTGTTCTTTGACGCAGACATGGCAAAGCATGACTTCCTCAAGCGCACGTTGGTGATGCGACTTGATGATCATCAGCTAGAGCAGGGAGACACTATCAATATCAGCGGTGCTACTAGCTTCTCTGGTGTTAGTGAAGCGAACATCAACGGCGTGCAGACTATAATGGGTATACTGAGTGTAAACTACGTTCTCATATCCATCAATCAAGACTTACCTATGCCAGCCTCATCGTCAACTACAAACGGTGGCGGTAATGCGATTATAGTGCATCCACGCAATGATGCGACTGTTGGCTATATCTACCACTACGTACCACAGTTGAAGCTCACTGCTTGGTCACGCTTTAAGACTAAGAACACAGGTGGTACATCAGGTACAGGACCATTACGCTTCAACTGCGGCTGTGGTACTATTGAAGGTCGCAGCTTCCTGTTCACACAGGATGGCTACATGATGCGCTACGGCTCACCTGATCATCAGGTGTATGCTGACTGGTATGGCATGTATGACTTCATATCGTGGACTAGTGGTCAAGCGTACTTCGCTGGTCAACGTGTATTCGATGGTGCAGACGCATTAGTGTATAAGTGCCTCGCCAATGTCACAACTACAGCTACTACGTTCGCAGAAGCACGTGCATTAGAACCTGATAGCTGGGAAGAGTACAAAGGCGAGCCAGTTGAGTTTGCTTGGGAACTACCGTGGTCAGACTTCGGTCAACGTCAAGCTACTAAGGGCTTGCGCTTTATACATCTAGATGCCAATGGCACATCGCAATTCAAACTAGCGGTGTTCGCTGATAACATATACAAGAACGCAGCTACAGGTCAGCTAACACCAGCACGTGAGTTGTTGTTCGTACCTAATGAGTCGCCAGCATATGGTGCTGGTTCACAAGTATATGGTGCAGGTAGACGAACACGCGAACAGAAGCTGTGGCAAGTGCCTATTAAGTGCAAGATACTAAAGACACGTATCACTGGTAATACAACAGGGCCTATGTCAATTAGTGCAATCAGTATGATGTATCAACGTGGATCACTAGTGCGCGGGTAGCCGTATGCTATTGACAACATTGAAGAAACGTGCTATGTCTTCACTGCTTCGCGCAGCGATACAGCACAGATACGCGGCGGCTACATTGCCATTGATTTTATGGTGGCATTGATATGGTAGCCAACATACGCGGTTTTACCACTAACTACGCATTCAAGCTCATCAACTTCGACACACCACGTTGGCATACCCTTGAGTATTCCAACTGGCAGCAGCTTGACGCTATATTGAAGTTGACCAACGTACCGCAGATGCGCGGTGAGTGGTCTAATAGCACTGCGTATCTAGTAGGCGATAGAGTCATTGATGTTATTGATGGTCACGTATACCGCGCATTAGTACAGCATACTAGCTCTGCACCACCTGTTGAGTTCGCAGACGAGCGTATAGCTCATTCTACCTATTGGGTAGTACAGATACCCGGTGTGCCTCTATATCGCGGTGAGTGGACACCTAATACAACGTATGCGTTAGGTGACATTGTTAAGATCATTACACCACCAGCGACAGTTGCTTATCAATACCAACTCTGCATCAATGCTCATACATCAAACATCGGCACATTCCCTGTCGATGTTGACTATTGGACGTTGGTGTTCGATGCTACCAATGTCGTGTTGGATACACAGGAGGCAGCAAGTGAAGCTGCTGCGTCTGCAAGCGAAGCAGCTTCCTCTGCTACTGTTGCTAATGACGCCGCTGTTGATGCATCTACTGCCGCTGATGCTGCACAGGATGCAGCAGATGCAGCGGCTAACTCTGCTAGTAATGCGCTATCAGCACAAGGCGCATTCAGGTGGAACTTCATCAACAATCCCGGTGTGCATGATCCCGGTGCTGGCAATCATGTATACAACAACGCCAACGTAGCACTTGCTACTAAGCTCAGCATTAGTGGCACTACAGCGGACCCCGGTGCGCCTAGTGTTCAGAACTGGTTGATGACTTGGGATGATAGTACCAGCTTGCCGACTAAGGGTACTATCTATGTGCGTAAGTCCGGCTTCCCTGATAACTTCTTCATCTACAATATCATTGGTACTGCTATCAATCATACTACGTGGGTTGAGTTTGACATCGAGTTCATTGCACAGTTCGGCAGTGTGTTAGCTGGTGAACAGACTACGATAGGCTTCTCACGCACAGGTAATGCTGGCAATCCCGGTCCCGGCACTGGTGATATGCTTGGTGCCAACAACCTGAGTGATGTGTCTAGTCCATCTACATCACGTACTAATCTAGGTGTAGGTGCAGCGCAAACACCGTCGTTTGCACAGGTGTTGTTGAGCGATGATCCCACACAAGACGGACATGCTATAACTAAGCGGTACTTAGATAGCGGTGGTGGCCTTGCTAACAAGGTCAACATCGACGGCTCTAGTATAATGACTGGACCGTTGAAGATACACTATACTGTTGGCGATCAACGATCACACATTGATTGGGAAGATCAAAAGCATTACGTCTTCGGTACTTGGCAAGACGATACAGGCTATGCTGAATTTGATATATCTGGTTATGGCCCCAGCGGCTATTACGCTGCGATTGTGTCGTCAGGCGCACGCGGTGAAATGTCTGCACCGCAACCTGTACAAATTGGTGATGAGATAGGGTTCCACTACATATACTCCTGTCATGGCGGTGTTGCTGGTAATGGGTTCGGTGGTAGCGCATCGTGGGGTGCTATTGTAGATGCTGCGCCTGTACCTGATGTTGGTACACCTATAGGATTGACATTCAGGACAGGCGCAGGCTTCGATACTGGCGTTGAACGTCTACGCATTGGCAGTGATGGCAATGCTATATTCCATAAAGGTATATCTGTTGCTGAAGGTATATCAGCAGCTACCTTGTATGTCTCAGGCGGTATAAGTACTGCTAGCTTTACCTCAACACTGACACCAACAACAGGCAGATACTACTTCGGTACTACTGGTACTAAATACCTAGAGTATGATGGTACTCAATACGCATTTGCTGTAGGTACTCCAGCCGATCCTTTAGTTGCAGACTCGCTTAGGTCAAGAGGCTCTGTGTGGAGTGGTGTAAGTGGTGTTCAAGGTGCATACCGCTTCGGTAGTGACGGTGCTAACAAGTACCTGTTCTATGATGCTACAAACTACATCCTGAATGGTGGTGGCTTTGTTATCAACAACCCTAACATACAAGTTGGTGGTACTACTGCTAACGGTGTTGTAAACTTCGGTAACACCGCTGGTAGAAACCTACAGTATGATGGTGCTGGCACATACACACTGAATGGAGGGTCATTCGATGTAGTATCTGGTCGTGTCACTGCACGTGCTGACATGATGACCATACGTGCTGGCGACCCAGCACAGGGCCTTACGTTCTATGGCAATAGTGGTGCTGCTTACATACACTACGTTGGTGGTGCATTCAACTTCACGCATCATACAATAGCGCCTTCGGCAGCTATTCCTAACATAGCGATGGCGTACCCTGCATATCTCAACATGCAGCAGCTTGCTGGTTCGCTATACCAAGCTGGTCCGGGTAGCATTGTAATCAGATCACACTCTTCTGCTGGATACGATCCATTCATCTCCTACTGGCGTGATGGCGGAGGCTATGCCGCTAACATGGGGATGATGAATGACAACCGCTTTGGCTTCGGTGGTTGGTCTGTTGGTGGTGGTGTACAGTATCGGTTCTGGTCACGTGAGGACTTCGGTGAGTCGCCAGTACACAACACTAGGCTTGTGTATGTTGGTGACTATGTACACAGCAGCGATGAAGGATTGACAGAGCCGTATGGACCGACATGCTGCCAAACAGGTGGTAGTGGTGCTAATCTAAGCGGGTTCGGTGGCTCTTATTTAACTCAACGCTACCGTGCGCTGCAAATTAGAACTGTTAGCGGCTACTACGGATCGGAGGCCGCATGAAGATCATCGACCACGGCACATGGGTTCCTTACAAACCCGACAAGCCGCAGCAAGATGCTCCGGCTAATGCTGTATACATGCGGCGTGAGAGTGACGGCGTTGACTGGTATGACTACGTGCGTCCTAACTTCGAGCAGTTGTTTCCAAGAAAGACTACTCTACCAGAATACAAGTCACCCGGCGCACCTAAGTTCACACCCGGTAGCTTAGTCTGCAACGTCTATCACCACAAACGCTTCAACAAGCATATCGTCGGTACTGCTACACGTGATCCAACAGCAATGTTGCCATACAACCAACGTATAATAGAGATCATCGGTTTCGATGGTGATGATCCACATGCGGAGTTTGGCGGCAAGGTGTATGATCATGACGCTGGTACGTTCACCACGCTAGTGCTACCAACGCTCAAACCAACAACTGAAGCACAAGCAGTTCTCGATGCACTCGCCACTATCATGCAGCGTCTTGATAAGCTAGAGAAGCATCCACACAAATGATGGTCGAAGCTAGGTCATGGATCAAAGACAACAGTACGCTTGTATACTTCCTCATCGCACAAGCGTTGGGACTGTGCGGCGCTATTGTTACTATGACTGCGTATATAACGAAGCTAGAGGCACGTGTCAACACTCTGGAGGTGCGCGGTTCACCACACTTGAATACGATAGACAATCGGTTGACAGTGTTGGAAGCCGCAACGAAGGACAACTTAACGCGGATTGATCGCATTGTTACTATCATGACTAAAGAACTACACATCGCACCTACTAGGCCATAATGAAGATCACTGTACGACAAGTTGAAACACCGCATGATGCTAATGACATCGAGGATGTTGCTACGCATTGCAACAACGAGCACGGTTGTGGTCGTTCATTCGATGCACGTGAGATTGGCAAGCACGTGTTCGCATGTGTACAGGATAAAGATCGCAAATACCTTAACGGTTGGATAGCATACGACATCAATGACATACCAGTTGGCTACATGGTTGCAACGATGCGACAGAGTATGTTCAGTACACGCAACTATGCCATACAAGAGATGTGGTATGTGTTGCCTCATGCGCGTAAGTCGTTCGCTGGGTTGATGCTACTGCATGAGTTCGAGCAGTGGGCGTTAGAGCGTGATGCTGAGCGTATCTACATGCAGGTTGAGCATGACCACGACGAGAAACTAACTGAACGTATACTTAGATTGATGACTTCAATGGGCTACAAGAAACAGGGCTACATCTGTGTAAAGGTTATTCCAACAGAGGACACTACCAATGATCGCTCCACACATCGCAGCGTGGGCGCTGAACAAGCGCAAGTCTAACACTGATGTGGCGGCGGTTGTTGCCACTCATGTGTCTAACATCAATGACAAGCCTAAGAAGCGCAAGCTCGATGCTGATGAGCATGTGCTAGAGACAAAGGGTGGTGGTGGTTATCAACCACCTCCGCAGCCTACTCCACAAGAGCAAGCTGCTGCACGTGATTGGGAAGCACAGCAAGACTTTGATCGTGAGCAGCGTCGTCAGGAGCAGATTGATAAAGCTGCTGCGGACAAGAAGGTTATAGATGACGCAGCATGGAAGAGTGGTAAGGACTCTGCATACACAGGTGCTAAGAGTGGCGCAGCTAGCAGACTTAATTCACTCGGTATACAATCAGGTGATCCATACGGTGTATGGGAACAAGTCAACAATCGCTATGACACTGCTAACAATGCGCTGACGACAGGTGCAGATTATAGCACTGCATTCAACTCGGGCATAGTGGATGAGATACTAGGTACTGCGCGCACTGGTCAGCGGAACAAGTACAACACCGCATTCAACTCACAGATTAGCCCGTACTATGCAGAGGACGAGTTCAGTAGCACATCAGATGATGCTATCTTGCAGAGCATCCTCGATCAGCAGTATAACGATGCGCTCACTGACCTGACGCAATCGCGTGATCGTGGTATCACTAATAGCAACGTCTACGACCGCGCTGTTCGCGATCTAGGAACAGCTAAGGCTACTGCCAACACCGACTTGCAGGGCATTGGTGGTAACATCCTCAAGGATATAACTGGTGACATCAACACACGCAGACAAGGTTCGCTTGATAGTGCTGCGAATTGGGACTTCGGCACTGTGTATGATCCTAGTCAAGAAGCTAACCGCATTCGTCAGTACGCTGATGAGCGTCGTGGTGGTCTTGAAGGTGAGATACGTGGTGCAGTTGGTGGTCGTGAGTTCTTTGATGTTAACTCACTGCTTGGTAAGGCTAATGCTAAGACTGGCAGCGCACCAGCACCGACTAGCGCAGGTGGTAGTGCGTTGTATGACACGTTCGAGAATGAAGCTACACGCAATGCAGCGAATACACGACAGAATGAAGGCACCTTCTAGTCTCTGCATGGTGAACTAGAGGATACGTAGTATGGAAATGATGATGGGCGGTCTGATCGGCGGGGGCTTAGGCTTCGCCGGTCAGATGATCAACGCCGAAGAACAAGCTGAAACCAGAGACATGAATTGGGCAACCAATATCATGAACTGGCAACAGCGTAATAAGGAGTACGAACAGCAACTCGCGCTGGCTCTACGTGCACGTGCTGAGCAGAAGATGGGTAGCACGGACATCCGTGGTACTCGTACTAAGTTCGTACCGGGTCAGGGTTGGGTCACTACAGCAGGGCCACAAGTTGCTAAGTTGATGGCTGCTCAAGATGCTGAGCAGATGAAGCGTCTTGGTCACGATGCTAATGCGCGTCGTATGATGCAGGATCGCAACATAGCACGTAGCTATGGTGATGAAGCGTTAGCAGATACGTTCAGGCGGCAGTTAGTTAACACTGCACCACCTAAAGATGACGATGCTTGGGCTGCCAAGCTAATGGCACCACAGGTTGCAGCACTGCGTATAGCTGGTGAGGACGCTGACAAGAGTGCATGGCGGCAAGCATTCAGGACAGGACAGAATAGCAACTTCGACCGCATTGCTAGTGGTATGCAGCGTGAGAAGAACAACGCATATCAACAAGCTGCGATGCAATCACAGATCATGGCACGTGGCTTGGGTGTGAAGGAACAGACAGAGAGAAAGAACAACCTTGCTAATCTGTATAATATGTTCGCAACACGTGCTGGTGCTGTACCTGATGTCTCAGTGAACTTCCAAGACTTCGACAAGCTAGGTACACTAGACAAGTCGATGCAAGGTTCACTAGCTGCGGATCAGTTTGCAGCTAGCTCAGCAGGGAGAAAGGGTGGTGAGTTGGATTATATGTCACCACTCACTGGCACTGGCAATGCTGTTAGTGGATTAGGCTCATCGCTGGGTAGCATGTTTAGAGGCATGGCAGCTAAGAACGCATACCAAGGCAATCAAGGTGGTGGTGTGCGTGGCTTCGGTAGCACTAGGGGTGATGACGGTGGCGGTTGGAGTAGTGGCGGCAGTGATATATACCTTGATACACAAGGTGGAACGGGTGGCTGGTAATGGCTCGTGTCATACCTAGTGGTGGTCAAGATCAAACTGCGTTGTTCGTAGCACGCGAAGCTGCGGCTAATGACGCGCTTGCGCGTATGTACATCATGCTACAAGCTAAGCGTGAGGATCGCTTAGCACAGCAAGAGTTCATGCGTGAGATGTTAGCTGAGAGGCAAGCGCATGATTGGGCCAAGACTAGGTTCTTGTATCCTGATGACAACAGTGCAAACACAGATAGTCCACTAGGCAACAGTCCCGGTGCTAGTGCTTACACACCATCAGGTCCGCGGCCTATACCTAATGCACTGCCGGGTGATACTGCTGCACCGCTGCCTAGTGATAGCTTCCAACTGCCAACAGCATCACCTACTAGTCTCAATGGCAGTGGGCCTATGCAAGCTGACAGGTTTGCATCTAATGGTGATCCTAATGATCCAATGAATGCGATGGCACAGGGTAGTCTAGATCAGATACCACCAGCAGCTAAGGGTCAAGCACGCTCTACTAACAAGACTGGTCCTACGTTGACAGGATTGCCGCGTCAACCACGCACTGCGCGACCACAGGCAGGGTTTGTCAACATCCATCCTACTATATTGAATGAGTGGCGTCAGGCAGAGATAGAGAATAGGCTGCCACAAGGTACACTGCTCACAGTGTTAGGCTTTGAGAACGACGGTGGTAGGAGATATGGTAAGAACAGCGTCAGTAGTGCTAATGGGTGGTTTCAATTCACTGATGCACTAAGACAGAAGTTCAACCTCAGTGAAGCAGACACGCATGATCCTGTGTTGATGGGTAGGTTAGCTGCTCGCAACATGGCAGATAACAGGAACATACTAACATCATTGACTAGCAGCACCAACAAGGTAGC